ACAATGTACAACCAGTTTACAGATTTACCTCGAATACCGGATGAGCTTGTTGCTGCTGTGAATACTTTAGAACCATTCTCAAGTTCAATGTCACCTTTGTTAAATGTCTTTACACCTTGTTGCATCCATATTGGAAGCATCTCATACATTAGTTCGTATCTAGAAAGTACTTCTCGAGCAGCTGAAGATTTATTTGCTAGGATGGCGACTGTCTTATTTTCTTGAAATAACGTATACCAAAGAATACAGGCGGCGGCAGTAATTGTCTTGCCTTGTTGTCGACCTTCCATCAGTATAACTTTACGATTATTAAGTATAATGTTTACTTTTTCTTTTTGACAATCGTATAATTTAAAAGGGATTAGACCTTTATCCAATGAAACAATTTTACAATAGTTCTCAATAAAGTAAATTGGATCTTGACTGCATTTTATAATTTCTTTAACCTGTTCCGAAGAATATGATATGACCGTACCAATCTGTTTTAGATTGGGGTTACCATTGTAGGATAATTTTTTATTGGTCGATGATGTTGTCATCTTTTTTACCTAACAATTTCATTAGTTCGCTAGTAGAACCAGCAAATACTACATTATTTTGAGTACCAATTTGAACTGGATCGTCAGCTTGCAATTCTTTAACTTGTTTCTGTAATCCTAATAAATCTTTTGAGACATCAGATAAGGTTTTAATAAATTGCCCTGTTACCTCATAACTTCTAGGATGCTCAGAATTTTTAGATAAACTAATTAATTCTTCCAAAGTATCCTCACCTTTTAGCAACAATTTTCTCATTGTTTGTCTGGCCAATTGGTAATCATCTTCCTGATCCATTGCTTTTGTTGCATTTAAATTTTCAGGAATTGAGGGTAAATTTGTATTTTCAGTTTCATCCATTGGATTTATATTAAAAATATCATTCAAATTTTCTATATTTTTCATATTTAAAAGTCTTCAAAGTTTTCAATATATCCAAACGAATCAGTTACATTTGCAGTTACCGGATCAGGTTGTACTGTTATTATTTGTTGCTGAGATGTAAGTTCCGCATCATTAAAAATATTAGATGTTGTCTTTTTAATGATACCTTGTTTATTAACAGGACCATAAAAATTAAGTTTCATCACAAAACTTAATGTCCATATAATAGATCTTCTTGTAGTTAAGTCGCCCTCATAATCATCTTCGAATCCTATAGAATTCAAAATTATAGGCAAATCGTTTTTAATGTTAAGTTGCGGTACAGCTTTAATAGTTAAATTATAATCAGGATTAAAATAAGGTAGAATTTGTTCTATTACTTGTAATGCATCATCTTGATTTTTTGCATATACATATAAAATTACATTTATATTATACGGGGTAGGAGCATATTGTGCGTTTGCTGCAGTTGAACTATTAATTGTTCTTGATTGTTGTATTGGACTTATTTTTCTGTTAGGATCATAGTCCAACGAAATCATTTCAAATCCCATTCTAGGCAATAGAACTTGTACGTTTTGAACGTCTACATTAGGTTGTTGTCTTATCTTAGTTAAGAATTTTTGTTTAGGTGAATATGACAGCGGTACTTTTTGTAGTTGCACTACATTGCCATCAGCATCTACTCTTTGTATGGTAATATTATTAAACATATTACCAAACGCAACGATTGCTTTACGTATTGTTCCCCAATAAAAACGTTGGTCTAACATTATTTACTAACCTCACCAAAAGGATTTCTTTCAGAAAAATCCAAAACGTTATCTGCTTCTGCAGTAAAATAATCATTGTCTGCAGCACTAGGATCATTATTTGTAGTCTGTGCTTCATTAATTATTGGAGACAAAGAATTCGATTCTGTAACTAGAGTTTCGCCGTTTTCTTGTAGCATTTCAAAATTATCCAATGGATCAGCAAATTGATTAAACAGGTTATCTATTTCTTCGACACCGGTTTCAAACACCTCATTGGAATATTGCATTAATTCACAACTCATTCTAAAAACAAATAATTTACCCACTTGGAAAAACGGTGTTTGGCTGTCTACTTTTCTAATCTCAAATAAAGATTTTGTTAAAGGCATATAAATTATATCACCCTCAGCTGGTCTAATACTCAATACCGAATTGCCAGTTGAACCAATTGTTTCGACCCACCTTTTTCTAGAAACAACAAAATTCGCCTGGTCTCTGATTTCCAAACCGAATTTAGTAATTATTTCATCGTCACCATCGTAACCCGAAACATTTTCCATATACATCTCAATCGGATAAGCGTATTCATAACTGTTGTAAGGATCTTCTGTTAATATAGGATCAGGGTTGAAAGGTTTTCTAGGCAAATAATAGACTTCTACGCCGTAAATCTTCATGGATTCGATAATCAACTCTTCGTATAAATTCTGTTCAGAGCTACGACCTATCGTTTTGCCTGACTGAAAATAATGATTAACTGTTGCCATTTTACTATTGACTTCCTATTGACATGATGTTATCATCATCTATGTACCGGTTTAATAAAGCCTACAAATTATCCAGTAAACATATCCACTGGTAATTCAAATCTAGATTGCATCTCTGCTTCAATCTTGTTAATTTCCTCTAACGCATCTTCATATATTTTATCGGCATTAAGTGTAACTCCCCCCGGAAGTTGTACACCTGCAAACTTTTTAAGATTCTCTCCCCATTGTCTTTTAAATAGGGCAGTAGTATATTGCTTTAGAAATCTATCGTTATATACGTCTCTATATGTGTCTGGATCTAATATTCTGTAACATTCAACAATAATGTAATCACCGACATTAGCATCTGCGCCCCAATCCATATCTACGTATAATCGATTCATATGCCTATTAAATCTAATTGGTTTAGTACCAACTAATACTTGATTAATTAATTCTAATTCTTGTTTAACCTGATAGTAATAAATCAAATTAGTAGACATTAAGCTATAAAGGTCATTAATTAAAATTTGGTATCTAATACTAAACATATTAGTACCATCTGATCTATCAGAAAATGGTAAAATTCTGTTGATACCTACAACAGTATCGGGTACCGAAATATATTGATTAGTTAAATCTTGTGCAGTAAATTGATGTTTTAGATAAACCATTTCTACAGCATCATAATGATATTCTCTGTAGAATTGAAACGCGTCATCTATACGATCTTCAATTTGATCATCATCTACATTTATCTCAATAACAGGCGCACCTAATCTGCGCAGGCAATAATCTTTAAGTTGTTCTCTTGTTGTTACGGTTGCCATAATAGTCCTTTAAATATATATCTACTTTTAAAATGTAGATAACGCGTATCTAACCCAATAATCTTGTTCTACGCATAAGTATACATAATTTGCGTCTGCAATTATAGAACCTTGTGCACCTCGACTAGATGATGAAGTTGGTATAGCTGGTGAATATTTATTTGTAGATGGCGCAAAATTGCAACCATGTGTCAACACGGGCCACAAGTTGCTGCCATTGGATAATGTTTTTCTGGCGGCATCTTCTGAAAATCCTGCGGCAGGCCACCAGCCACAACCAATAAATGATATTGGAAATACAACAGATGAATCAGATGCTTCCAATGCTACCCAATGTGAAGAAATAGTACCAGGTATACCATTAAAGCTACACCCAGTAAGAATTCCTGTTAAGCCTGGTCTGCTTACAGTTTGTTCTACCCAACATTGTGCTTTACCGCCATTGTGTTCAAAGTAAACTCCGTGTAGCGCAAAACCATTCGATGATTCTTGTCCACCTACACTGTCTCCACCTGAATTAGTTAATCGCAATCCCCATTTAGATGTGGATAAATCTGTACCCGTACCATTGCCTTCAAAACTGCCGCCTATATAATTAAATGTACCTGCTCCTACTACCCAACCACCATAAAAATAATTGTTACCTACAGTACAACCTATCATAGTAATAGCATTTGGGCTAGAATTAGGTGTTGAAGCTGCATTTCTTTCAAATCTAAATCCATTATTATTAAATGACAATGTTGCTCTTTGTATATGGCTGCTTAAGAAATTAGACGCATATATGCCTGTACCAAACCCTTTAATATTTACATCATCTATTTCAAAATATGCAAGTTGATTCATTGTCAGCCCTGCGCCAAACCCTGATGCGGTTCCAAGTATACCCATTTTTCTTATAGCGGAATAACCGCCAAAAGAACTAGCACTAGCACCAGTAAAATTAATACCATTTTGCCCTGAAGTTTCTTGGTAAATATAACTTGAAGCAGAACCTTCACCTTCGAAATTTACCACTTTAATAGGATCAAGTCTAAATGGCACTGATACATTTATTGGAGATGTTATTTTATAAGTGCCTGCGGGGAAAAATATTGTGCCGCCATTTGCTGCTAAAGCTGCCGCTACTGCAGCATTGATTGCAGCAGTGTCATTAGTTGTACCATTTCCTACAGCGCCATAAGTTTTTACATTATAAGTAAAACCAACTCCGGTTGCACCTACCGCCCCCGACGCGCCGGTTGAACCAACTGTACCTATACCCGTCGCACCCGTTGCACCATTTTGTCCACTAGCGCCGGTTGCACCTGTTGCCCCGACTGAGCCTGCACCCGTGGCGCCTGTTGCTCCGACTGAGCCTGTACCAGTAGCACCAGTTGCACCAGTTGCACCGGGAATAGTACTTGCCGCTCCCGTAAGACCTGTAGAGCCTCGTACACCTGTAGCACCAGTAGTGCCTAATAGTCCTGTTGCACCGGTCAACCCTGTTGCGCCAATTACACCTGAAGAACCAGTTGCACCTACAACACTAGCTCCTGAGGCTCCTGTTGCACCAATAACACTTAAACCAGACGCGCCTGTTAGTCCAGTTGCACCTTGGACGCCAGTAGCACCTGTTGTCCCCGCTCCTGTTCCACCGGTCAATCCTGTTGCACCGGTTAATCCTTGTACACCTGTGGCGCCTCTCAATCCTGTTGCGCCTAATCCAGTAGCACCAGTCGCACCCAAATTTCCTGTGGCTCCCGTAGATCCCGTTGGACCTATTAATCCTGTTGCGCCTGTGGCGCCAGTTCCACCTATACTTCCAGGTGTGCCCGTTGCTCCTGTTAAACCAGATGCGCCACTAAACCCTGAGGCACCAGTTGCCCCAGGTAAACTTAGTCCAGACGCACCAGTTAGTCCTGTTGCTCCGGTTAATCCTGTAGCACCAGTTGATCCTATTCCTGTTGCTCCTGTAGATCCCGTTGCGCCTGTCGATCCGGGTATTACAGACGCAGCACCAGTTGAACCGGTCAATCCTGTTGCGCCAGTTGATCCTATTCCTGTGGCTCCCGTAGATCCAGTTGGACCTGTTAATCCTGTTGCACCTGTTGGGCCACCTGAAGGACCTGTTGCGCCGGTTGCACCATCAACACCAGCACTACCTGTGGCACCTGTTGGACCACCCGATGGGCCTGTGGCACCTGTTAATCCTGTTGCGCCAGTTGTTCCTTCGCCGGTTGCGCCTGTTAATCCTGTGGCTCCCGTAGATCCCGTTAAACCTTGTATACCTGTAGCACCTCTGAAACCTGTTGCACCAGTTGCCCCTGATGACCCATCTATTCCAGACGTTCCCATATTTCCTGTAGCACCTGTAGCACCATCTGAACCAGTGGCGCCAACTAAACCTGTGGCTCCTCTTAGCCCAGTTGAACCAGTTAAACCAGTAGATCCCTGTGTGCCTGTAGCACCAACTGATCCTATTCCTGTTGCCCCTGATGCTCCTGTTGCACCCGAACCTGTGGCGCCTGTTAATCCTGTTGATCCTCGTAGTCCGGTTGCACCAATTAATCCTGATGCACCGGTTGAACCTTGTATACCTGTAGCACCATCAATCCCCGAGACACCTGTTGCACCAGGTATTCCTGTTGAACCTCTGCTACCAGTTAAACCAGTTGCTCCAGTTAATCCTGTAGCGCCTGTTAGACCAGTTGAACCATTAATTCCTGATGCACCAGTTAAACCAGTGGCGCCTGTTGAACCAGTTGCACCATTTGGTCCTCTTATGCCTGTTGCTCCAGTAATACTTTGTCCTGTGGCACCAACAGATCCTGTAGCACCTTGTAATCCAGTTGCGCCTGAAGCACCAGATCCTGTAGCGCCTGTTAGACCAGTTGATCCTGTTGCACCTGTTAGACCAGTTAAACCAGTAGCACCAGATGGGCCTGTTGCACCATCATATAAGAATATTGCGTTTTGCGATATAGGTGTGCCTGGGACAACTATAACATTACCAGTTTGTCCAGGTTCAACTTCAACGATACCTTCTGCTATTCTATAACTTGTAGTTGTGTTTGCAGCATCTACATAGTAAATATATCTACCAACATTAATATTTGCTGTACTAGAATTACTCAATCCTATAGCAATTACACCATTTGATGCATCAATTACTGTAGTTATAAGTGCTGCTACAGCATTCGCAGTAGTATAAGATTTTTTAACGTAACCGTAGACATTAAACCCATTTAAATTTATGGGTTGTTTTTGATTGTCAACAAACGTTATTTGGTCCGAATACGTCGTACCTTGAATTACTGTAAAATTAACAACTATTGACATTATAGACCGTTATTTTTTATTTCATTATCAACTAATGTCATCAAATCATCGTTTATTGTCGTGTGGATTCCTGATAAAATAACTCGTACTTTATCTTTAACTTTTTGTAATGACCCCACAGTTTCATAAATTTCTGCAGTAATAGTTGTAGTATCTGCAACATGATCTGCTGTAAGTTGTGTAATATTGATCATTTGAATCTTCCGTAATAAATTCTATATGCTAAGTTAATAATCTCATCGCCTGTAATATTAGTAAATCCTTGTCTGTCAAACTTGTGCTTGCATACTATTTTTAAAATTCCAGGTTCAACTATTGTTGTTATTATAGATGAACCAAGATACAACCCTGTACTAGGTTGTATAATTTCTCTGACCATAACTGAACCAGACCCACTAATTACAGAACTTCCCGAATCTGCAATACCGCCATTTATTTTATAAAATGGCATAACAAAATAGTCATCAGTATTTATTAAAGAATTATTAATCAGAATGAATTCGTCAGAACGATCTACATACTTAGCAGTTGGACTTAACGCTAATACTTTTGGAATACTAATAACACCAGGTGTGTTATACAATATGTGGGGCATTCTTTTATCTAAAGAAAACTTAGTATTTCCCGACCTATCGGTTATATTGAATGCGCCAGAATTTAAAGAAATACCCATTATTGAATTCCAAGATAAACTAAATTACCCGTTACCTCTACGCTTCCGTTTAGGAAATAATTAGTTGTATTATATTTGTATGTTAAAGACGAACCAAGACCAGCAAGAGTTTCTCCTTGAGGCCAAATGATACTGTCTGTCTGTAATGTAACTGCACCATTTCGTTCATCATATAAACCACCAGTTTGCGGATCTTCGCTACTAGCATTTTCTATAGTTCTACCCTCATTATAACCAGTTGTTATATAGTGAATAGTTGCATTATAAGTATCATATCCATACAACGATCTAATATCTGCATATTTGTTTAAGTACGCAATAGGATCAAAGGTAATTGTGCGATCTCCCTTTTCATTTGCATAATGTAATTGGCCTTTATTATAATCTGACCCATACGCAAGTATTAAATCTGCATAACTAGCAATATATCTTAATGCATCTGCGGGAGAAATATAAAATAAGTTTATTGGCAAAACACCGTTTGTTCCTTCGGGTTCTCCCGGAATACTATTTAAATATGTGTTAGGATTTATAGTTGTCGGTATCGAAGTTATTTCCTCATTCCCCGTCAGTCTTCTTAAGAATAGATTTAATTGTGTTGGTATATACTCATATACGCCATTTACTAAATTTGCAGTATACAATAAGTTTTTGCTAATTTCTATAGCATAACCTAAATCATTTGGTTGTTCTGTATAAACATACTTGGAACCAACTCTTTCCCAATTATAATAAGTATATTTTGTTTGTTTAGTAACTAATCCTGTAAATGTTTGACCACCTACAAAGAATTGAAAAAATCCTGTTCTAACAGGTGGCTTATCTAATAGTAAAAGATTGATAAATGTATTGGTATTCAAATCACCGTTAACAGAATAGTTTTCTATAAATGGACCTAATACTGGAACATCGGGTCCAATATTTTCTCTTTTAGATATTTGGCTGTAATCTGTAATCTTTATACCGTTTTGCGTTTCTTGATATAGTCTTAAATCATTAGACTGTAAAGTTTTAGTAAAAGCATAGTTTGCCGCAGATGAATATTGAGCAGTATTTTTGTAAAGATAACTTTTATCTGTACTAAATACATTACCCATAGACACAAAATCTTGGGTTAAATTTAAAAGATAAACATTAGCCATATTAGAAAGATGGTACCGATGCTGTATTTTCGAATGTTAACAAAGTATATCTTCTTGTCAGTGTCGTCAATGAATCTGTGTTAACAATATTTCGTTCTTTGATGTAAAATTTAGTACTATCCATTGCCAATGATACAATTCTAAATGAATTATTATTTACAATTTGCGCATATGTGTGTCCTGCTATAATTTCTCTTGTGTCATAATCTATTAAAATTGCAGCTGGTACATATCCAAAATTATGTATTGATATGGTATATTCGTTGGTATTTTTAGTTGTAACACTTGGATCGGGATCCGCAGTAACTAAAGAATAATTTTGAACAAAATCTGTTTTCGATAAAATATTTAGATAATCAAATCTAGTATCAAAATATATTCTATTCAAATATGTTGTAGGATTTGTCAATGGTAAATTACTACCCTGTTGTCCCGTGGGGTTATTAAAGATAGATACTACCTTTTTGCCCCCAGTTGTGCCCGCCCACAAAACATTAGTTGTCATAATTCAATTCTGATAAATTTACTGTTTAAATCAATAACCATTCTACCATCAGTTGATCTTAAAATTCCTGAAGTAATAGTACCAGCATTTTGAGAAACTTCTGATAATGCGTTTGCCGTTACTGTGATACCAGTAAAAATATTTGCAACCAATTGAGATCTAGTAATAGTACCACTTACAATTTTTGTTCCGCTAATAGAATTGCTAGCAATTTCTACCCCTGTTATTGAACCGGGTTGTATTTTACCTGTCGTAACAGCATTTGCGCCTAATTTACTAGATGTTACCGCTCCGTTAAACAACTCTCTTGTTGTTATAGTATTACTTACTAATTTTTCTCCAGTAATAACATTTGCTGCAATTTTAGATGTTATTATTGCATTAGATGCTATCTGTACATTACCTACTTGGCCTGCATTTAGAACAATATTTGTTACAGTGCCACTTACACCTGGAGAATAAAAATCCCAACTAGTTTTAGTTGTATTTAAAATATAGCTAGTACCACCTACAATAATTAAATCGCCCGGATTAAATAGTGTTACATCTGATGGCAATGATGCCAATGTTCTAACTCTTGCGGTGCCAGTATTTGCTGTAAATTGTTGTATTGTATTCCATGTACCGGAATAGATATATAACCCTTGATCTATACCAGATGTTTTTCTAAACAACTCAAATGCATTTGCTGTTGCTGGTAAAGAACCACCCGAAGAAATTCCTCCGCCTGCACCAGAAGAACTAGAAACATAATCACTTAAATTTTTCCATGCATTATTAATAAAGATATAAGCAATTGACCCTACAACAACTGTTCTACCTGAATAATTTCCTGCATCGCCTACTACAGGCAACGTAACTAATACTTCTAGACCCGACGGTGCGCTAGATGTTATAACACTTGATAATGTTTTCCATTGACCAGAAATAAACAAATACGGTATAGCATTTGCTGTTTCATAAAAGACTGTGCCTTCTGGCGCTGTCTGCGGTTTAACCGCACCTATAGCAAATGCTGTATCGCCTCTAAATCTTACCCATCTAGAATCGGAACCAGCTAATCTTGCAATTGCAGAATCTGCCGGTAATCCTGTACCATTGCCTACGGGGTATTTAGAGAATACCCAAACATCTCCAGAATTAAATACAATCCTGCCTTCATAGTTACCCAATGTCGGTAAAGATGAAACTACAGGAATACCATTAACAGTTACATTTGCCGTACCTGAACCAGTGACAACAGTAATGTTTGCGCCGCTTATACCGCCAGTAAATGCGGCTAATCTAGCTAACACATAATCTTGTGTTGCTAATTCATTTGTATACCATTTAATAGTGCCATTCTCATTCAATATTAAAGAATCTGCGCCGTTTAAAGAAAAGCCAATAACACCCGAGGCTTGTCTGTACATTCCGGTGTCTTTATCACCTTGCCAAGCATATCCTGGTAATATTTTAGAATCAGATCCATAGCTTACAACTTGCCCGCCAGTATAAAGCGAATTAAAATTGTCGTTTACTTTGATGAAGGCATCGCGAAGTAAATCGCCGTCTCCACTATTCGGTGTTGTTCCTACAAGAACATTTGGTAGATTTTTTGGGGCAGCCATATGGTTAACTTAAATTTAGATGGTTTTTAATTTTATCAATTTCCGCTTTTAACATATTTATTTCGTCTTTCATATCCTGAATTAGTTTAGTCTGTTTTCTTTTTTGCTTATACTCAATTAACGCATGAGTATTAGTATTAAGAATTGCAGAACTTGCTGGGTCTATAACATACCCAGGATCGTTTTCTACGGGAATATATCTTGAATTCATTTTATAATAATGAAGTTGCTACTAAGTTTTTAATCTTAGGTAAATAAACTGGATTGTTTGCGTAGAACACAATCTTAACTTGATAATTTGCAAAAGTTTCATATGTAGATGTTATTGCAACATTTGAAACTAAGTTTGCAGAGTTTGAATATGTCAAAGCAGGTTCTAATAGTCTGTATGTTTCCTCCGTGAATAAATCGTCATTTGTTCCTGCATAAGATTTACTCACAGGCGAAACTAATGGAAGTTTAATAAAAGGTCTTGCTACTATACCATTGACAAAACTTTTATCGTTTCTAGATAATACTCTAACAAAAACTTCGATATCTGTACCAATTTTTCTATTGACATTTACTTTTACTTCCATGCCTGTAGAGTCAAATTGGTCTGCAAGCGATACAACTTTACTAATATATCTTGCCTTCGCTGTTCCGTGATTTGCAGCTAATTCAGATGTAGAAATATCTGCACTATAAGGCAATACGTTATTTCTAAATATTTGAGCTTTCATCAACTGTTTATCTAAAAATGGCGCAACATCTTTAGATTTTGTTGTTAATGATACTTGTAATTTTAAATCGCCGTTTTCTCGTAAAGATTGTCTTCCTGTTAAATTCAATTCCGAACCAGGAACAATATCGGTAAATTTTGTTTTATCTCTAGAGTTAGTATCTTCAGTTGTTTGTATTTTATATGTAACTTGTGCGGTATCACCCAAAGCAACTTCTGTACTTAACAAACGAATTCTATTATAATCTATTTCAGCAAGAGCAGGGGTTGTCATTTCAAAAGTTACTGTGCCAGGATCAAATTTTGCTTTACCTAACATAAAAGTTAAATCCTCATTCTCATCACCCAGCCAATCTGTAGTATTCTGTGCTTTAAATAACCTACCAGCAAACGGTTGCTTAACTGTTTTACCATCGCCTGTTTTTGCGGACAATAATTGATATTTGTCCGATTTAGTATATACACAGAATGCATATTCGCCAGGCTTCAAATATATTGGATTTGCGAATACAAATGTTGTTGCTTTTGCCCCTGCTGTTGCGTCATATACGTTTATATCTGTAGGTGTCTTTGTTGATACTGTACCAGACATATATTCTGTTGTAGACGGTTTGCTACCAGACATAGGTCTTAATTCTATACTTACAGGTAACTTATCGTCTTTAGTATAGAAGAATAAATTAATATAAGTTAAAACAATACCCAATGGATATGTCCCTGCATCTATTGTGAATGTTTGCGATAACGGATCCAATCTTTTCTGAGTATTATTTGCATCCGCGGAAGATCCTAACGGAGAAGTTCTAAATTTTTCCGTTGTTCTTAGCGCAATTGTACCACCTTGTTCTGGATCTACGATATTTAACCCGTGATTCATTAAAGTGGTTTCAGAAATATACTTACATTTTTCTATACCATCTGCACTATCACCAAATGTTAGACGAATTTCACCTGCATTAAATTTGTATTTGCCTTCGGTGCTAGGTATATACACAAAACCAAGTGCACTACCTAATTGATCTGTAGTAATAGTATCACCTAATAATGCGCCAGTTGTTACCGGTGCTGTAAAAGGAGTTATATTAACACCATTTACATAAGTATAAATTTTTATACCAGGTGGCATTTGAGCCACCGTAAAAGACATAACCTCAGATCCCGCATAAATCGGTATTTCTGCATCTCTGGTTGATGTTATATTTGTCGCCATATTAAATTCCTACTAAAGAATAGTTTACTGATTTATATCCGTTATTTTCAATTTGCACAGCTTTAGGATAACGCTTTTCAACTTCGTGAGCCATATATCCTTCAAACACGCCATGTCCTGCAATATCTTTAAATTCTTTTCTATATTCATATTGATATAGATTTAACCCGTTTGGCATTTTTCTAACAAACTTGACGTTTGTTTTCATTCTTTCATCTGAGAATAATTTTTTAAGACCCTTCCATACAACTTTTACTACTTTAACTGCAACATATGCAACAGCAACAACTGCCGCAACTTGAATAAGTACGGGTGCGGTACTAATATATGCAGCAAATGTAGTAGCACCAGATGCAATTGCTGCGGTTGCAGCTCCTAAAATAGGCACGCCGGTGGTTGCTGCAGCTAATGCACTCGCCCCCTGTGCAATTCCAGCAAAGACAAATGTTGCAGACGCTGATACAAGTTGTGTTAATCCTGTTTGCAATCCTGATAATGTAGTACTAAAAGAATTTGAAAAGATGCCGCCCAATGTGTCTGTTAAACTGGTCAATGCTGTACTAAAATTGGCAGCTCCAGAAGTTAATAGTTGAGAATTTAATAAAGATAACTCAGTCGCAGTAGCCAATCCTGCAGTTGTGCTTGGTATTACGCTACTACTACCTGTTAACCAATCGGATACAAAACTTGTCATGTCTTTCAAAGTTGTAAAACCAGAATTTACAAATTTAGATAGTCCATCTATAGAACTTATTGAATTATAAAAATTCAAACCAATATCTCGAACCGCTCCCCACGCTACAGATAATATACTTTCTCCATAAAATGCTGCCGTATTTGCGAATCCCCCAATTCCGATGCCATCCGCAAGGGCAGCAATACTATATGCTGTAATTACTTTTGATGCAACTAACCCACCAAATAATAACAGGCCTCCGGTTAACCATATATTAATATTAAAGGAATTTTTCTTTGAAATTTCTGCTCTACCCACACCATCATTAATAGCACCAGGATTTACATTAATAAAACTATTTGCTTCTAATTGTGATGCAAATACTTCATTTACATATTTCATAGTAATAAGATCATTTATTTCTAAAATGTCTATATCTGCTACCACATTTAAATCTACATTATATACTGCAAAACCGGGGAAACATTCTTGTTCGTCAGTATCAACAGCAACACCAAAATAACCACTTGTAAGATCAGCTTTATCTGTGTCGGTAAAATCTTCAACTAAAATGCCAGATTTCAACAATGTATCGCCGTTATCATTTGTTACAATGGATCTCAAATTTGCAATTTCAATACTTTGTAA